GTCAGCCTGAGTGGAATGGCCTTGGGGCCATATTTCAACACATACATCACAAACTCCCACCAAATGAAAATATGTCGGACGGTGGGTGAGGATCTCTTCAAAAATTCCTCATAAATTGGGGCTAACAAACACCCATGGATGGTGGAAAAGTGGGCCCAACACGTATAAACGAGGCCCACCTTATTGGAACAAGCAGTTTGAAAATACTCAATAATCTTTAACAGCCACTTGGGCTTCTCATTCAACTGCACATAATCATTTGTCACGACTCTCCCAACCTGTTGCTGAAGCTCCCACGAGTCACGATACGCAATGACAGGTGCATAGTAAAGAGCATCGGTGTACTCATGAGATGTGAGTACAAGTTCGCTGCATAACTTTCGGCAGCGAATCACAGACAGGTTGAACTCCTTGAGATCCGCATCTCGACGGCGGTTCACCCAAAAAGCTTTCAACTCATTAACTAGAGTTGAGGGCAGTCGCACTCGCACCTTAGACTGTGCTACATGCCGCCCATAATGCTCAGCGTAAATATTTCCCGCTGAGGATAAGGTCGTGTCATTCCAAATTCCAAGGAAAGTGAGGTAATCAAAATCATATTCGACAAAGTCTACGGCAATACTACGCAAGTCTCGGTTGTCGATCAATTGATCACTTGGTGGAGATTCCAAGCGGGGCTCCTTTTCCACTAATTGTGGTCGAAGGCCGTGAATATAATAACGGCCTGGTCTTTCAAGTTCCGACCAATCCTCCTCACCTCCAATATCAAATAGCTCCTGCGGTTCTTCAGGAGCAAAGACCTTCACTGATGTCTTCTCAGCCACCTCTGGCATGGTGGGTGGCAATTCAGCCACTGTGCTAACCTTCGGCTCAGGCTCAGCCTTAGCAACACAAAATTTCGGGAGAAGTGAACCATTAACCGTCACCCCTGATACCATCTTAGCAATCTGTTGTCCCTGATGCTTAGCAGCCTTCTTACGGCGATGCTCAACTTCACGGCGC